GAAGCTCAAAAGCAAGAGCCACCCAAAGAGCCATCGATTGACATCGAAGACTATCGTGGTGACATCGAGACAATGATATCAGAGTACATCAACTACAACGTCACCATCAATATCGACGCGTAGTTGTGGAAGGTGTGGAACATGTGGAGGATTCTCACATGTATATCAACTTCAACTCTCTCAACTCTCTCAACAACTAGGGTGACAACCCTGACAACCATTACAAGTTACGCCGCGTCACAAAGCAAAGTGACGTAGCGTAACTAATGTATTAGCTACTAAAGTACTGCATACTTGCAGCACTAACAACATTCCACGGAGGACAACATGGAATACGCAACCAGTAAACAACTCTGGAAACTTCAGTCACTAGCGGCTGAACGTGCAGACCTAATAGTACATATGCCTGATCAAGGTGAAATACTTACTGAGATTCACCTGCCGCTCACCAAGAGCGGAGCGATCAACATCATTGCTTCAATGATTAAAACTAACGAAAGCATTCGAGCTTTGCTCGAGTTGCGCAAGATTAACGCGGAGAGTATCGATGCTTGATATGAAAAACGACTGGTCATTCCCAGTAGAAATGCAGCCCGTGTTCGACATGCACGGCAATGAAATCAACGGTCAACAGTGCGTCATGCGCACTGATACCAACCAAGTCTTGGGTGTACACGGCAGTAGATACAAAGCTGTCAGCCACGACGATGTTGTCAATTCCATCCTCGATGGGGTGACACAAGCTGACTTGTCGAGTGACTACACCGTAGATGTTGAGGTGCTAGAAGATGGACGCAAGCTACGCGGTCACATTCTATTCAATGATCTGACAGTTGAACCTGCAGTTGGTGACTACACCAAGTTCAAAGTAGACTTCTTCAATAGCTACGATGCATCTTGGTCTTTCTCTCAGGCAGCAAGTGGCCTTCGCTTATGGTGTCTCAATGGATGCACAACACCTGATGCAGTAGCTAAGTCACGTTACAAGCACACTGCGTCTATCAACGTAGAGGGCAGCGCAAACAAAATGATCAATGGTTTGCAACACTTCATGTCACGCAAAGAAGTCTGGCAATCATGGATGGCAACGCCGCTTGCCGATGCACAGGTAGAAAACTTCTTTAAGAAGACAGTAGCTAAAGCATTCACACGACAACAACAGATCAGCAAGACAAACGAGAAGCAGTTAGAAAACTTGCTTGGCATTTGGGCTGATGAAAGCAGCAACCTCGGGCGTAACAAGTGGGCGCTGTACAATACGCTAACGTATTGGGCAACGCACACTGGTGAACTGCGCACACCACACGTTGCCCGATACAATCGTGAAGCAGCCATAGCTTCAGCAATGCGCAACAAACTATGGGAGTTCGCATGATCGAATCAATGATCTGCAAATACAAAGGAGAGCAAGCGTCATGTACATGTGACGTTTGCCACAAAGGACATGCAAGAGTTGGTGCTAAGTTTGGTAACAGCAATCGCAACACTAAAAGACTGGGCAACATACGCAACATGTCTACTGTGCATAAGCAACTAATAAAACTTGGGTGGTCAGTAAACGGTAAAATTATTACATGCCCTGATTGCCTTTCAAAAATGGAGAAGCCGATGGTAGAAAATACCAAGCAAGAATTACGCCAACCAACAAAGTCTCAGAAACGTGAGATCATGTTGCTGTTGAACGATGTCTATGACACAGACAACGAAAGATACAAAGGCACAGAAACAGACAAGTCTGTTGCTGAATGTCTTGGCGAGGGAATCATGTGGGGCTGGGTCTCGCAGATTCGTGAAGAATACTTTGGGCCAGATGGCAATGAGGCAAACCTTGCCGCAGCCGAAGACATCCAACAGTGGATTGAATCATCACAAAAGGTGATCGAAGAGTTCAATGCTGTTGTCAAAGAGTACAACGGAATGCTCAAAGAGCTTGATGATATACGCAAGCAAGGTGAGAAACTAATAGCAAAGGTAAAGCTATGACACGGAAAGACTTCATACTAATAGCGGATCGTGTTGGTCCACTTCTATCCCCTCAAGCGCACATTACTGTAGCCGATGCGCTTGAAGAAACTAATCCTCGATTCAATCGCAAGAAATTTTTGGATCGAGCAATCAAAGCATGGGAGGACAAACACCTTGCACCAATCGATGATGAAATACCGTACTGAAATTACTCATTGCCCAGAATGTCTAGGCGATGGCACTCTAACATACGAGCGACCTGAACCATGGGTCGCTCGAGATACACCGCCAAGCCTTGAGGAATACACCAAAGAATGTTGGGCATGTCATGGTACTGGTGAAACTGAGGTTGACGAAATAGATTTTTAACTGCATTTATGCAGTATGGAAAGCTACATGAATCAACTTATAAAGATATCGCAGTCAACGGACACCGATCTGATGACTGCATTCAAGAGAGCAGGTGTGCCAACATCTACCTTCTATCGCACCATCAATGGTACGACAGAGCTGCGATATGACACAGCCTATAAAGTTTATAAGGCAATGTATGGCAAAGAAAAAAATACAGACGATTAACTGCGTAGCTTGTGACACAGTTACCGAATGGTTTGTTGCCATACTCAAACGCAAGCATCGTGGCACAATGGAAAAGCATTGGTATGTTTGTTTGCATTGCTATGAGGAAGACAGATGGCAAACCGTAACAAGTCAAAAGGAACTTACCACGAAAAGTGGTTCGTCGATTGGCTCAACAAAATCAAAGCGAAGATCGAAGCGAAGCGCGTCCCCCTCTCAGGAAGCTTGGGAGGCGAGTATTCTGGGGACATCCACCTCTTCATCGACGGACACAAACTGGTAGGAGAAGTTAAGTATCGTGATACATCTAACTTCCCAAGCCCATTCAAAGTATTAGAAGGCAGAGATATTGCTTTCTACAAAAGACGGAGAGGAACTCCGCAAACCCTAGTCATAATGACTGGCGAACAATTCAAACAGCTAATGGAGAACAGCTATGGAATCACAGAACAAAATGATCAAGGCACACCTTGAGTCAGGCAAAACTATTACTGCCGTTGAAGCACTGGAAAAGTTTCAATGCTTTAGACTAGCATCACGCATCAATGATCTAAAACAATCTGGATATCCAGTAGATAAAGTCATGATCAAAGTGCCAAGCGGGAGACATGTAGCTTTATACTTCAAGGTGGTATCATGAAAGCAGTAGGAAGAGCTGTATCGGAAGACGTTTGGACAGCAAGCGTCAACCGTTCATCCCACGAAATTTATAAGAAAGATCGTGAAGAGCAAAAAGAACGCGCTAAGTCTTGGCGACCTGATAGCTTGCAAATAAATGCCGAGCGCATCAAGCGCGGGGAACTTGTTGGCGAAGAATATCTTTGGGGTCGCCGTGCTGTACAAATGATCAAGATGGGAATGGTGCTTGAGTCAACGCTCGAGCTGCATCGTCAAGCTTTCCTCGAAGAATATAGGTCGCTGTACTCAAAAGAGTTTTACGACATCAAAGTTAAAGAGCTAAACACAAAACATTCTTTAGCTAAAGAACAGTATACGTTGACGTAGCTGCACATATGCAGTAGGGTATACAAATAAATAAGCATTTAAATGCACACAAGGAGAACACTATGAACCGCAAAGGTTTTATTGGCGGGAGCGATTGCGTCAAGATTATGCAAGGAGATTGGTATGATCTCTGGCAAGTCAAGACAGGTCGCGCAGAATCCGAAGACTTATCAGATAACATAGCCGTACAGCTTGGAGTATTTACTGAAGACTTCAATCTTAAATGGTTTGAGAAACAGCATGGCATTGTGCTTGCTGGCCATCAAAAAGAATTCATCGAGAAGATCAGTGGCGTAATGGCTAAAGGTACAATCGATGCAGGTATTCGTGGGCATCGCACAATCGTAGAAGCCAAACACACAAATGCATTTACCAATATGGACGAGCAGATCGCTCGTTATATGCCACAGATACAATTGTATTGTCGCTTGGCAAACTGTGAGGGTGCTTATCTCTCAGTAATTTTTGGGAATGGTAAATGGGAAAGTGCGCATGTCTCTTACGATGAAGACTATTTCAATTCAATGTGGGCGGTGGTGTCAGATTTCTGGGGTTACGTTATTCGCGATGAAGAGCCGATTGCTGTTGATGTCCCCACCATCAACACAAACTCAATTGAGATTGATAACATGGTCACACGTGATGCATCGCTCGACAACCAGTTCGTTGACGCAGCCGTCACTTACGTTAATGGTCTCGAACAAAACCGTACATTCGAGAACGCAAAGAAAGACTTAAAGAATATGGTCGCAGATAATGAGCGCGAGGTTTACTGTGACTATCTAACAATCAAACGCGACAAACGCGGAGCCTTGCGCATAACTCGGAGAACAAAGAAATGAGTAAAAATATACTAAGCCTATTAATCAAAGCGCGTCTAGATATCCAACCACCCGCTAAGACTGGCACCAACCCACACTTTCGCAGCCGTTATGTAACGCTCGAAGGTTGCATCGAAGCCGTGACACAGCCACTTGCTAATCACGGATTCTTTCTTAGCCAACAGGTAGCGTCAAACGAAGACGGTCACTACGTTACCACAGTTCTTATGCATGAGGATGATCCTAATTGGGAAATGATTTCTCATGTGCCACTTGTACTCGGCAAGAATGACATGCAGGGTTTGGGTAGTGCCATTACCTACGCTCGTCGATATGGCATTATGTCATTGCTTAATCTTCCTGCAGAAGACGACGATGGTAATCAAGCCTCGCGCTCAAGCGGCCCCCCATTAGGCCAAGCGCAGAGCAGCGGAGGCGATTGGTAATTCTTGGGACAACTTCCTTCATGATGGTGTACCTGAAGGGCGGCAGGTTTCCCAAGAACCGCCCACTTAACTTTAGCAAAAGGAGCCAGAAGCATGGCAGAATATGACAACATAAATGACGGTGTAGCATTTCCACCATTCGAAGACATGAAGTTAATCTTGCAAGGCAAGATGAACGTCGAAGGTCGTGATAGCAAGTACGCTGTTATTACTCGTCAAACTCGTGATGGTCGCTCAATCATGGAGCTATACGAAAAAGTCGGTGTAATGTTTAAGAACGACAACGGCAAAGAGGGCGCACCAGATTACAGCGGCACAATGTATAATGTCCAAGACAA